TGGTCAACCATGAGATAGGTTGCATCGTCAATGATGATAGACGGCTGCTTGATTTGAGGCAGCCACTGTGTTATCGTAGAATAATCATTAGATGACAGAGTTTTAAGCTCTGAACGGAAAGGCATAGGTTTCCCAGAGACATTGATAATTGCGACCTCATCATTGTCAAAATTGCGGAAGCTTGTGCTTTTTCCAGTTCCGGATTGCCCATAGATCATTGTTAATATAGACATTTAATTCTTTCCTCCTTTGCTAAATATTTTTCTAATTTGTCTTTGTAAAAGAACGCTTTGCGTTTATTTCTGAATCCGACTTCCGGGAAGTCCTCGCTGTTCAGGATCCTGATGAGCATCTGTCTCGGAAAGCCGACTTCCATCAATTCAGTGATCGAAAAAACTTCTTTGCTCATTCGTCCATCACCGCCTCGATCTTGCTGTCGATGCGTTCGATCGTGTCATTGCTTCTGGCCTTACTGATCTCACACAGCCCGATCGTCAATGCTGCCACGATCAGAATGATCACCAAAAGGAAGATTCCAAGTCTTTTGTTCATTTTCTTTTCCCTCCATGAGTTCAACTAACTTCTTTACGTCTTTTGCAATGTCCGCCAGTAGCTCCGCAACGCCTCGCGGATCGTCTTCTGTTGTTTCATGTGAAACCGGTTCCGGCTCTTTAATCAGATAAAGATCTTTCGGAATGTTCAGCACCAGAGCGATCAGACTCATGCACTGGGCCGTTGCTTTATTTGTCCGGCAAACCCCGGAAAGATAATCCTTCGAGCCTCCGAGCCTCTCCGATGCTTCCGCCAGAGTGATGCCGGTGGTCAGGATCAGGTTCTTCAGCTTGTTGCCGTCGATCGGGTAAGTTCTTGCCCTGCTCATCTCTTTGCTCCTTTCTCGAAGCAGATCTCAATACTGTCGATCTTGTGCTTCGTTGTGATGACCACTTCATCCTCGTGACTGATTTTGTCGATTTCTGCACGGAGTTCCCTGATGATTTGATTCTGTCCATCGATTTCTTCTTCCAGGGCTTTGATCTCCTCGTTCGCTTCCTTCAGTTCTTCGATGGCTGCATCGAGCCTGTCCTTGTACTGCAGTTCTTGAATTGTGATTTCCTCCATTGCGACCTCCTTGCGTGAATCTAATTCACTATTTGTGATAAAAAAATATCGTCTCTTTGCTTCCTGGATAAATGTAGAATCTCTGACATTTTTGTGATTTCGCTTGCCGTGCAGTCAGATCCTGCGATGATGGCATAGATGCGATTGCGTGAACACTCCATTTTTTCCGCAATGAATGTGATTGAAATGCCAGATTCCTCGATTGTCTGCTTTAACAATTTTCCGTCTGTCATCTTGTTCCTCCTCTCAAAAATTATGTGAACCTCGTTCACTCGTTGGTATGGTATCATAGCAAATGTTGACTGTCAAGCACATTTTTGCTAAAATTACATAACAAAAGTGAATGACACGAAACAAGGAGCAAAAAAATGGAGATTTATGACAATATTCGCAGACTGCGAAATGAAAAGAAGATGTCCCAGGAAGATCTTGCAAAGCAGACCGGGTACACTGACAGATCTTCCATTGCCAAAATTGAGCACGGTGAAGTTGATCTTCCGCAAAGTAAGATCATTCTTTTTGCCAAAGCCCTTGGAACGACGCCAGGCGAATTGATGGGAGATGATGGCATCATTCGTCCGGAAATGGCCACAATTCAAGAAGAAATAAACAAAATGGACGATAATCAGTTGAACCGTCTGATTTCTTATGCAAAGTTTTTAAATGAAAACGGAGGCGACTAACCATGAAATACAGAAAACAAATCTATCTCGGCTATGATGCCCAGGGTAAACAGATCCGGAAATGGATCTCTGCTGATTCCAAAGCAGAACTAAAAGAAAAGATGCTCCGCTTCCAGATGGATCGGCAACAGCTTGTGAATCCTTCCGAGATCACCTTCGGAAAGTATGCGGAGCAATGGTTTAAGACCTACAAGGCGCACAGAGCGAAACAGACGCAGGAAATGTATAAATACACCTTGAGACATTGCGAAGACCTCCGCTCCGTCCCGATCAGGAAGGTCACGAAGTCGATGTGCCAGCAGATCGTGAATGAGTCCTGGCATCATCCGAGCACCGCAAAGAACATCGTCCTGACCTTGAAGCAGATCTTTAAGTCTGCGATGGCCGATGGCATCGTTGCATCGAATCCAGCCATGTCGCTCTCGCTTCCTAAAAAGCCACAGAGCAAGTTTTATCTTCTGACCAAGGAAGACCTTGAAAAAATCAAGAACGCGCCACTGAACGAGACTGACCGCTTATTTGTGACGATTCTGCAGGTGTTTGGATTGCGTCCTGCGGAGGCTCTTGCGCTCCGTCCGAATGATTTCGACTGGAAGGAAGGCGTGCTCCATATCACAAAGGCTGTGGAACTCGCAAACGATAACATGGGACGGATCAAGAACACAAAGACGGAAGTCTGCCGTGATATTCCGATCCCGGAGGAGCTTATCCCTTCGCTCCGTGAGCAGATCCGAGCCAAAAAGAGCATTTTTATCTTTACCAAGGCAGACGGAGACCTTTTCACAAAAAGCGCCTACAGGCGGATGTCAGAGCGAATTCTGAAGGCAATCGACATCCCGGAAGCCACTCTTTACTCATTCAGGCATCGCAGGGCGACTGATTTGTATTATCTCACCCAGTCCGGTCAGCTCTCCACGAAAAGGGCTGCAGAAATTATGGGACATCAGGAGCTCATTTTCCTCTCGACTTACAGCCATATCGATGCAGATCAAGAGACCGAGGATATATACAAAAATGTCGACCTGAAACTCGTCAAAAATTGGTGAGAAATTGGTGAGAAATTTTCCGATTGGTGAGAAATTGGTGAGACAAAAACAACTTATTTGGTATCATTTGTTGCCATTTTGAACAGTAAGAAAAAGAGACTAAAAAAAGCGGAAACCCTTGAAACATAAGGATTTCCGCTGTTTTTTTGACCGTGAGCGTGCGGGGATTCGAACCCCGGACAACTTGATTAAAAGTCAAGGTATCAATTCAGTAATACCAAGGGTTTTCGCCATTTTTTGTGAGAAATTTGTGAGAAACATTTGTTCGTTGTCTCTCGGATGCCCTTTTATATGAAGACCGGCGGAGGCGAAAATGGAGCATTTTGTGGTTCTGTTATTTGCAACTAAAAGGGTGCAGAAAAAGTTCGCAGTATGGCAGAAAAACGACTGATTTTATTTCATGAGGAGATAGTAATTACCTCCGCCAGTTTTCAACAATTAAAGTGGCATGATCTCGATGGCATCGATCGGCTGTCCGAAGATGCCCGCATAGCCGTCAGGGTTCGAGTAAGCGGAGTCTTTTGTGCTTACCCACTCAAGCCAGTGACCGCTCTTGCGGAGATGTGCTCTATATTTCGCAGGCTTGTCCGACTTCAGGATGAATCCGTCAATCGGCTGGTTGTAGATGCCTGCATAGTCTTCCCGGTTCTTTACTTCCGAAAGCCATGAATTGCATGAGTGATGCTCGTACTCATCACCGCTCCAACAGTGGACAGCGTACCAAACATTGCCAAGGTTGCAGGAGACGTATACACAATCCACATCGGATCCGAAGACTCCCGCATAGTCCTCGTCATTGACGACATTCGGAAGCCATGCTCCGCTCATGTCATCCCATACCTGATACTTGAACTCTGTTTTGGTCGGTGTCGGCTGTGGCTTCGGCTGTGAACCGTAGTCAATATAATTCGTCAGATTGCCGAAGGCTTCCCAGGAACGCCACTCCGTTCCGCCCTTGTGGTCATAGCGCCTTCCTGTCTTGATGTCCATCCAGGAAGTCGTCACGCCAGGCGTTCCGAAGTCTGTGGTGCATTCGATCGTGTTGACGATTCCGCCATCGTTGAACTCACCGCAGAAGATACCTGCGTGTCCTGACATATAGAGGTAACTACCTTTGAGGACATTCGTGAACCGATGCCACTGCACTCCGGTGCAACAGTCGTTCAAGAGGCCGAGTTCTGTTTTGTCTGGGATTTTTTGTCCGGGCCTGACAAAGTATCCGGCCGGGCTCGTCTTGTAGCAGATGTCCGGCTCGTTGATGACTGATTTGATCAAATTGATACAATCGAACGAAATGGATTGATTTCTCCGCAGTTTGCCGGGAAGCTGTTGTCATAATATGTGACACGATTCATCGCCAGGTGCTTCAGCCCTTTGATGAAATCGTCTACGTTTAATTTTGCCATGTTTTACTCCTTAAACCATTCTGGAACTGCGATGTTGTTCTTCTCAAGGAATCGATTGAACTTCGCAGTTATATACCAGTTGCTCTTTAACTCCACAAAATAATGCTCTGCACAGGTCAAAAGCTCGTGTTCGTCCTCTTCCGTGTAGGCAGACATAAGAAGCAGCAGCTGGATCCGGACGTTGTCCTTCTCGTTCTTCTTCAGAGCTTCTTCCACATCATCGAGCCTCTTGCTGTCATCGTTCTTTTTTTGTTTAGCAGTGTCATTTCTTTGAATGAAGAACATGATGAGCGTTGCGAGCCATCCGGCTCCGCATATTCCTGTGATGATTGTCTCAAGCATTATTTGTTCTCCTTGTTGTATTGTGATGTTGAAATGCCGATGATGATCCCGATGCAGGTCGTGACCGCGTTGATTGTGCCGACGATCTGCTCACCGAACGGAAGCCCCCAGATGCCGGAAAGGGCAAAATAAAGAGTTCCGAGTGCTGGCAAAATCGTGATACAGATGACCTTCAGGATGTCATAGGCTTTATTTGAAAGAATGTTTTTCATGTTGTCCTCCTCACGCTCCGGTGTGCGTGTAGCATTCGGATTTGAGTACAGTGCCGTCAGAAGTGACGACCATTGCGGTGTGACGCACAAGGTCGGAAATGACAGCGTAAGACAATACGACATAATACTTCTGTAGCGCTTTGTCTAAAGTCTCATAAATTGCCGGCTCAAGAACTCTAACAGTTCCGTCCGGATCTTCCTGAATTTCAAAAACGATATACATTGATTCTTACCTCCTATTTCCATTTGCCGATTGCGTAAATTGATACACCAACTGTGTTATTGGTCGAGGTTGTACCTCTTAGGGCATAAAAATCTGGCGTTTTCGATGTAGAATAGCCGCTATTACCTCTAACTTCTACACCTGCTAATGTTATTGCCCCAACTCCGTTCGGGAAAATGTTGCAACTGTTAACGCTTGTAAATAAACCGCTTGGATAATTAACTGATTGCATTGGATTTGATTCATATATTCCACCCCACGCAACCCAAGCAGTCGTTGTAAATTGATGTCTGCCCCAACACTCCGCAATACCACTTGCCCATTTACGATACGTCCATATTCCGGATGTGCCTTGTTCTATAACGTAATCCGCTCCACCACCAGAACCACTGGACGATGATCCGTTCGGCCCGGTTGTAAGTGTTTTGATCGTGTCAGTGATATTTTGCTTTTTCTTACCAAGTTCAAGTTTGACATACGTCTCCGTTAAGGCATTCCACACAGTTTTGACGACTCGTGTCGAAAATACTGAATCATAGCAAATAAGAACACCATCGCCCAGGCCGATGTTGTCCTCACCGAGCTGTGCCGGCGTGACTGTAACAGTTTGAACGTCAACCTTTGTCTTTGATGCTTGTAGGGATGCAATTGTATTTAGCTGTGTTGTTGATGGTTTTGTTTCAAAGTCATTTGACGCATCGTAATATGCGCACCTAAACGGACAATCGATTCCGGTTGCAACCAAATCGCTATATGCTAAATCTTCTGATTTTTTCCAATATGCGCAGATGTGGCTGTAGGTCGCATACTCTCGCTGCTTTTCATATTCAGCGATGTTCTTGCCATATGAAATGCGGATGCCGGTGTCCTTGCCCCTGCGCTTTGTCAGGAAGACGTTGAAGTTGTCATATACCCACTCACCGCCATAGACATCAATGATCGAACCGTCCTGTCCGCCCATCCAGCTCCGGAGCGTTTGAACCCCTGCCATCGAGAAAGGTTTGTATGCCGGATCAGGATTGTCTGGATCGTAGCTGGAGGCCCTCATATCCGTGTCGAAGGTGAACTTATGAAATACCGAATCTCCGGAATCCCACGTCATTTCATTCAGCTGATCAAATAAATACATCAAAGTACCATAATAGCTCGCAGCTCTGACTGGATAACCGCTTAAGTCATAACTGATATGATTTGCTGACACCTTGATATTATTGCTGAATGTTTTTTTCACTTCAGAGATTCGGAACGGTTGACGTGCTTGATTGTGATTCGGTTTGACTTCAATGATGTTGCCAGGAACCAAATACTCGGAATGTAATCCGTTGAGCGGATAAGTCAATTCAAGCGTATACTCTCCATTTAAGACCTCTGTAACTTCGCAAGAAATGCAGTCTGACAGAGCTCCATAGCCTTGCGTTTTTAATGTGTCTGCTGTGTAATTGTGAATCGTTGGAAACATTCAAAACACCTCCTACAATTCCCAGATGCGTGTATCAACAGTGAACGAAGCAATATCTGACGAGTACATCAAGACACTGTTGCCCGGTTTGAATCTCAAATATTCAGGTGATATGTTTCCGTACTTATCTAACACATTGGAGTTGTAATTGCTGTCAACTCCATTGATTGAAATATTTTCACGTTCGCAGTCAATAACCGCCGTATTAAATCCATTGGTGTAGAACTGCAGACTGGTGTCACCAAGCGTCACAGTGTATGGTGTACTTCCCATATATGCCTGAAAATTTTGCTCCTCTGTTCCTTGCACGAGCATGATACTGGAGAAAGTTGCAGTCGCTCCATTTGTCGGATGGAAGAAAATCAAAACATGACCGCACTCCGCCGGTGTGTGGAATGTAAGCGAAAGCTTTCCGGATCCAGTGCGTGATGCTTCTGCAATTCCAAGTAGTGGCTGGATTCCACTTCCGCTGAAAAATACCGCAACAACTTTACTACTGTACCCAGCAGTACAGGAAATGGTGTAGTCAGCATTTGCAGTGACATCAAATGCCGTACCGACTCCCCAGTAAGGTGTATTTGAAGAAGATCTCCATGTTGTAAAATTTAGCGTTCCTGTCGAATTGTCTTTCGTTGATATAGACGCACTATGACTTGATGCTTCTGTTTGTGAATAAAATGACACAACAGTTGTGTCATCCGCACCAGTGCCTAAACTTACCCAACCGAGCGTATTTGCGAAAGCATCTTTATAAAACCAATAAGCACCATAATTTGTAGTAGTTAAGCTTCTTGTCAGATCATACATACTATGTGTGCCGGTTCCGGTCAGGGTAAAGATCGGGAGCGCAATGTGATCCGTTGGATTGTTTAAAGTCGTACCACTTGCAACCGTCCTCGGTGTTTGTACCAAATATCTCTGCGGTTTGCATCGGAAGGTGATCGTGCAGACTGTTGCCTCATCCATGATCGGCTCGATGTCTACTGGTCCGACAAAGTATGCCAAACGATAGTAGTCCGGTTCCCAATCATCAGACAGCTTGCACCATCCGTCCTGATAGAGCCAGTCAACGATTGCCCTGGCATCTGCCTGTGCGCCGTCAAGGGTAAAGATCTCATATTCCTGCTCATATTCAGCGAAGGCATCCTGCATAACGACAATATTGCCATTGCGCCCAGGCACACTGTAGCTGTCATGTTTTCGCTGTGGCCGATTCAAGCCGGGGACCTTCCTGACGATGATCCCCAGCGTATCGGATGCGACGCCGTTCCAAGTTATTACTCCATTAGCCATATACTGATGCCTCCCTTTGTATTTGCGACTGCAGACGGTCAATGACATAGTCTGCCAGTTCCCTTACATCCTGACCTTGTGCGCCATATACGTTCATTGTGATGTTGCGTCCGCCTCCGATCATCTTCTTGAGTGTTTCCTGTCCGATCAGGAGCTCCGGCTGTGATGCATCACCAACACCGATGATGGTCGGAGAACTAAAGAGCGCACCTTCTGTTGCTGCGCTTCTGTACCACTGCACGCCGACTGTCGGGACACGTTTGCTCTTTGCGTCAAAGTCACCGTACATATAGAAGTGCGGAAGAGGCATATATTGATTCAGCCTCAATCGTGTATTTGCTGCGAGGTTCTGCATTCTTGACAGACCGCTCGATAACGCAGACTGTGCTCTGTTCATCACGGAGCTGACCGAGTTCGGAAGCGAATTGATTCCTGACTGGAATCCGGAAGCGATCGCACGCCCTGCTGATGTTGCCTGCGGAACTGCGCTTGTCATTCCTGTGACTGCTGCTGTTCCGAATGCCTTTCCTGCGGATGTCGCGTTTCCTGTCTGTCCGGTCAGTGCATTGATGAATCCCTGAACGAAGCCGGAGACCTTGCTTCCGATCGCAGCCATTGACGAGCTGATCACGTTGACCGAGCTTGCCATGCTTGCAAGGGAACTTCCTGCCTTTTGTGCTTTCTTTGCGATGTCGGACATCGTAACCGCAACCGCCAACAGTGCAACCTCCAGAAGAAGGATGCCGATCATTGCCATCGTTGCGCCCACCAGAACAAGCAGCATACATCCGAAGAAGGCCGTGCCTGCTAACGCTGCGACTGCAAGCGTGACAGCTGCAACAACGAGCGCAAGCGTCAACGCCACAAGCGTGACAGCCAGAACCGCACAAGCCACAGCCATGATCGCAAGTGCTGCGCCGAGTAATGTAATATTTAAAGCCGCCTGCAGACCGTACTCTGCGATCACAGGAAGCTGTTTGCAAAATTCAGCAACCGCCAGAACAAGGATTGCCATGCCGATGCTGATCATCAGGACAGCTGCACCGAGTGCAAGAAGTCCTGCTGCGGAAACTGTTGCAGCGGATCCGAGTGCGAGGATCGCTGCCACCATTCCGACCGCGACTGCTGCGATGCCGACAAATGTGGCGATTGCGCCGGGGCCTGCTTTCCACAGAGCGATTGCAGCGTTTGCCATAATCCACATACCTGCAGCGATCAACAGGATCGCAACGCCTGCAGCTACGAGAAGCAGTGCCTGTCCCGCCATGCTGGAGAAGGAACTTCCCGCGCTTCCTGCTGCGCTTCCAGCGCTACCTGCAGAGGAGGAGAATGTGCTCATGCCTCCGGACAGTTTGCTTAAGCCTCCGGTAAGGCCTTTGATCTTGCCCGCAATGGTTGAGATGCCTCCGATCATTTTTCCGCCTGCGGAGATGATCGGACCGGATGCTGCAAGAACCAGTCCCATCTTGACGATGAACTGCTGTGTCTCCGGAGACAGTTTGCTCCATGCATCAGCGACCTTGCCAACGACATCCGCAACAGTTCCGAGGATCTGCGAGAGCGCCGGACCCACTGCAGTGACAAGTTCTGCCCCGGTTGTCTTCAATTGATTCATTACCGTGGTGAACTGATCCATCGGATCAAGTGTTCCCTCGAAGGTATCGCTCACGCTGCCGCCTGCATCAATAGCGGCATCGCCCAACTTTGTAAAATCAAGTGTCCCGTTTTGGATTGCTCCATAAATCTGATCGCCGGATTTACCGAACAGATCATAAGCCGCCGTTAAGCCATCCATTCCGTCAGTGCCGTTAAGAATCGCGTTTTGCAGATTTTCCAGCGCGGTGTTCATATCAACGCCATCTTCTGCAGCGTTCTTCAGAGCTTTTCGAAGACCCTGCATGACCGTTTCAGAGTTTGCGCCGGACTTTTCCATCTGTCCCATAAACACTGCAGCCTGATCAGCAGTAAGACCCATTTCCTGGAAAGCTGTTGCGTTCTGAATGAGCCCGTTGGTCAACGTATCAACAGAAACACCCGTCTGCTGGCCAACCGCATTTAAGACATCTAACATACCAGATGCATCCTCCGCATCCATTCCAAATGCGGACAGCGCTTTTTGTACGTTGTCGACAGAGGTCGAAACATCTTGATTGTTTAAGGCTG